ACAGTTGGGCGAGTTTTATGCGTACAGCATTGGCAACACGGAACTGTTGGCGTTGCAGGTGGCCACGGTTTCACGTGCCCGTGACTTGATCGCCGCAATGGTTGGCAGCCTTGAATTGAAGCACTACACAAAACAGTGGACAGGTGAAGAATACGAGGAAATTTACCTGCCACGTGAGCCGTGGATGGAACGCCCCGACCCAAACGTTACACGCAACTTCATCATGGCTAACACGTTTAGTGATCTGTTCATGAGGGGCCGTGCGTTCTGGTATGTGAAAACACGCTATTCAACGGGACTGCCTGCAAGTTTTGAATGGATGCCTGCTGCAATGGTTGGCACACCCGACCAGGCAGGCCCGCAGTATTTTGGCAAACCCAACGAGATTGAATTCAACGGCCTACCCATTGACCCTGCAAACGTCATTACATTTTTAAGCCCGATCATCGGCCTTACATTCACGGGTGCACGTGCAGTGAACATTGCACTGCACTTAGATGCCGCAGCCGACAGGTATGCGACCCTCGAAACTGTTCCTGGCTATCTGCAACAAAAAAATGGGGAGACAATGTCGGGCGATGAACTGTCCGACCTTGCATCCGCCTGGGCCGCAGCTCGTAAGGTCAACGCCATCGGCGCATTAAATGACTATGCAGAATTTGTGGAATTCAAAAACAACCCAGGTGAAGTGTTGGACAAGTTGCGCCAATACCAGGCACTTGAGTTGGCGAGAATTGCGAACATCCCGCCATACCTGGTTGGTGTTGCAACAGGCGGCATGACATACCAAAACGCACAACAGGCACGCCAGGACCTTTACCTATTCGGTGCAAAACCTTATTTGGATTGCATTCAGGAAACGCTAAGCATGGACAACGTGCTACCCCGTAACCGTTTTGTCGAGTTTGACATTGAGGACTACCTCGGAACACACGACATGACCAACGACATTGCAACAGAACCCGCACTAGAGGAACAAGACGCATGATCAAATTTCAAGCAGTACCTATAACCCTTGACGCTGCACAAGGCGAAAACGCACCACGCACCATCACGGGCATTGCGGTGCCCTGGGACACGCCCGCCGTTGTCATGTCGGGTGAAAAAGTGGCGTTTAAACGTGGCGCATTTGACGTGAACCAAAAGGCACCAAAACTTTTGGAGAACCACGACATGACGCAACTACGTGGCACCGTGCCTGAACTTGTAGAACTTGACGAGGGCCTCGGATTTGTCGGACAGTTTGCCAACACACGTGCAGCAGATGACGCCGTAGAACTTGTCAAGGCAGGTGCATACGACAGTGTGTCAATTGGTGCAATTCCAATTAAAGCAAAATACGACAAAGACGGCACACTAATTGTTAGCCAGGCGGAAATTGTAGAGATCAGTTTGGTTGCCCAACCTGCTTACAAAGACGCCAAAATTACAGACATCGCAGCCCAGGAACCTGAACAGGAAACCGAAGCGAACGAAACCCCAACAGACATAGGAGAGAACATGTCACAAGAAAACCCAACGGTTGAAGCAGCCGCCGAGATCGTTCCAACAGCCCCATTGTTTGCGCAGGCCCGTAAGGAATTCAAACTGCCATCACCTGCCGAGTACATCGGTGCGTTTGTTCGTGGTGGTCACGAATTTGCGCAAATGAATGAAAACATCCGTGCCGCTGCACCCGATGTGTTAACCAGCGATTTGCCTGGGGTTCTTCCGACCCCCATCATCTCCCCCATTTACAACAATTTCCGTGGTTTGAGGCCTGTCATTGATTCAGTTTCAGTGCGTGCACTTCCACAAAGCGGCAAGGTGTTTATTCGCCCCGTAGTGACCACACACACAACCATTGGCAGCGTTACAGAAAACAACAACGCCATTCCTGATGGCACATTTGTTATTGATGACGTGCAGTTCACAAAACAAATTTTTGGTGGCTACGTGGAAGTTTCCGAGGCCTCACTTGATTGGTCACAACCAGAAGTTTTAAGCGCAATGCTTGACGACATGGCACGCATTTACGCAAACCAAACAGACGATTACGCCGCAGGTGTTTTGGAAGCAGGTGTTACAAACACGAACAACTTCACCGCCGCAGACATTGCAGACCCAACCGATTGGGTGCAGTGGATGTACACCGCTGCAAGCGACATTTTGAATGCAAGCAATGGCAACCTGCCAACAACGTTGTGGCTTGCTCCAAACCGTTGGGCGTCATTGGGTGTGCTTGAAGATGGCCAGGGCCGCCCATTGTTCCCGCAGGTTGGACCGATGAACGCATACGGCCAGGGTGCAGGCGTCTCCGACACCGCCGTTACCGCATTTGGGATGCGTGTCGTCGTTGACCGCAACCTCACCAGCGGAATGATGATCATTGGTGACCCAACAGGCATGGAGTACTACGAGCAGCAAAAGGGTGCCCTAAGCATCGACAGCCCGTCAACCCTCTCACGCACCGTGGCGTTCCGTGGCTATGCAAGCGCCAAAGTTATTGATGACACCAAGTTCATTAAGGCAGCGTTTGTCTAATTCCCCCATTTGACAGGCACAGACAGAGGAACGGGTAAGCGTGGCATACACAAAAACAGTTACCGCAGTAGTTGCGGCGGCGGGTGTGCACACGCTTACCCTTTCCGATGTTGACAACCTTTATGTGGGAGACACCGCATACATTTTGGGTGTTGACAACAGTTACACGGGGCAACACGTATTAACCGCAGTTAACGCAACAAACAAAACCGTTGCGTTTGTGCGAGGCAACCACACGGAAGCATTGCAAACAGGTTTAGCGGGTCAACTTGTTATTAGGCCGCAATGGACCGATGACGATCTAGTCAAAGAATGGTTAGGCATTGACGTGGCTACCGCAAATGACAACGCCTACATTGACAATTGCGTGTTAGCGGCAAACGAGTGGGCATTTCGCAAACGCATGGAAAGCGGCTACACGGACCGTGCAGCGTTTCCACCATCGGCAGATGTGCAGCTCGGAACCACAAACTATGCCGCTATGCAATACCGCAACCGTGGCGCAATTGATGGGTTTGCAAGTTTTGACTCGTTCTCGACAGGCACACCAACAATGACATTGGGCCAAATTCTGGCATTGCTTGCATGTAACCGCCCCCAGGTTGGCTAATGGCCGCCACGGGAACACTAGCGGCGGCACGTGATGCCATTGTTACGCAATTAACGGCGTTAGGCCTTAAACCCGTTATTGATCCACGCAACGCACGCCCACTTTCCTGCATGGTTGAATTACCAACCGCCGACACATTCACTTACAACGTGCTCAACATTTCAGTGCGTGTGCGCATTTTGGGTGCACCACCTGCAAACCAAGACGCAGGCGATTACCTAATAACCACGGCGGACCGAATAATCAACAGTGCGTTAAGTGTTACAAGTGCAAACCCTGGCCTAGCCAACTACGGTGGACAGGACCTACCCACTTACGATTTAACAATTGCCGTAGCAGTACGGCGCAACTAAGGAGAAAAACCAAATGGCAACAACAACGTTTTTAAGCAATGCCACCATCAACATCACCCAGGGTTCCACAACCTATGACCTAAGCGACCAGGCGAACACGTGCACGCTCACTGTTGGTGTGGATTCACTTGAGGCCACCGCATTTGGAGACGCAGGCCACAAATTTGTGGGCGGCCTCCAAACTGTTGAAGTGGGAATCACATTCTTTTTGTCTTACGGCGGTAGCGGTTCCACAAGTGAAGTAGAAACCGCACTCGCCGCAATTGTCGGCCAGGGAAACACCACGTTGGTTATTTCACCTAGCGGCACCACCGAAAGCGCAACAAACCCCGAATACACAATTACAAACGCAATGTTGGCATCGTTCACACCGATCAACAGCACCGTTGGTGAATTGGCAACAGTCGAGGTGACATTCACGGGCGGCACCTGGGCACGTGACATCACAACGCCATAAATAAACAAACCGAAAGGGAAACAACATGCAAATTGAAATTTTGGCCACACCCGTTGACGGCGAACCGTACAAGGTGCGCACCAACCTGTTTGTAATTGTCGCCTGGGAGCGCAAATTCAAACGCAAAGCAAGTGACCTGGCCGCAGGTGTTGGCATGGAAGATTTGGCGTACATGGCGTATGAAGCATGCAAAACGTGCAACATTCCCGTGCCGCCATCGTTTGACGATTACGTCAAGCGTTTGCAGGCCATTGAAGTGGTAAGCGAGGACAACGCAAACCCTACAAACGGGGCAGTTACATCCGATCACTAGCCACCGTTTTAGTGGCTACGGGTTATTGGCCCCCACAAATAGCGTTTGAGACAACGGAACTGTTAACCGTTTTAGACGTGTTAAAGGAGCAACAAAAGAAATGACAACTAGCACCAACATAAGTGTTGTGGGTGTCAAAGATGCCATCCGTTCCTTAAACAAATTAGAACCAGGGCTACGCAAACAGTTTGCAGCGGAGGCGCAGTCAACTGCCGAGCCTGTTTTTGCGGAAGCACGCAGGCGTTACAATTTTGCGGGTTGGGGCCAAACACGGTTGCGTAACGTTTCATACAAATGGGCAGGCCCCGCAACAGGTGGCCGCCAGGTGTTCCCGTTCAACACTGCCAAAGCCTCCAAAGGTTTGAAACTACGCCTAGAGGGTGACCGCCGCACAACGGCAACAATTGTGTTGCAGCAAATGGATGCAGGCACCGCCATCATGGAAAGCGCAGGCCGCAAAACACAAAACGCATTAGGGCAAAACCTGGGGCCGTTGAAACCAAACCACACACGTGTGTTGGGTCCGTCATTGTTTGCGAAGCGTGACGAAGTGAACAAAGAACTAGAAAAACAAATTTTTGCAATTCTTAAACGCATTAACGAGGAGTTGCGGTAATGGCACTTTCCATCCCCATTGTTACCGAGTTTGTTGGCACGGGCCTTGAAAAAGCACGCAAAGAATTTGCGCAACTTGAAACGGTAGGCCAAAAGGCGCAGTTTGCGATCAAGAAAGCGGCAGTGCCCGCCGCAGCCGCAGTTGCGGGTTTAGGTGCCGCATTGTTTGACGCCACAAAGGGTGCAATGGAAGATGCCGCAGCTCAGGCACAACTAACGCAAACCATTAAGGCCAACACAAAAGCAACAGACGCACAAATAAAAGCCAATGAAGATTGGATAAGTAAGCAGGGCAAATTGTTGGGCGTGGCCGATGACGATTTGAGGCCAGCCCTGGCCAAACTCACCACGCAAACAAAAAGTGTTAGCGAAGCACAAAAAGGTGTTGCCCTGGCAATGGACATTGCAGCCGCTACGGGCAAACCATTAAGCAGTGTTACCGATGCACTTGCAAAAGCGTATGGCGGTAACGAACGGGCACTAGCCAAATTGTCGCCAGAATTGCGAGGCATGATCAAAGACGGCATGTCTGCCGATGAAGCAATGGCCAAATTGTCGGAGACGTTTGGCGGTGCAGCCGCCACAAAAGCAAACACCGCCCAGGGACAATTTCAACGGCTTAGTTTGGCGTTGTCGGAAACTAAGGAATCCATCGGTGCAGCATTGTTGCCCATTATTGAAAAGGTGCTCCCATACTTAACAAAGTTGGGTGATTGGGCTAGTGAAAACACCACCACGTTTTTAGTTATTGCGGGCGCAATTGGTGGCATCGCCGCAGCCGTGTTGGTAGTCAATGCCGCCATTTCTGCATGGACCGCCATCACAAAAGCAGCCACGGCCATCCAAGCAGCGTTTAACTCCGTGTTAGCGATGAACCCCATCACACTTATTGTTATTGGCATTGCCGCACTTGTGGCGGCTCTGGTTATTGCATACAAAAAATTTGAGGGGTTCCGCAACGTTGTTGATTCCGTGTTTGGTTTCATTAGGGGTGCGGTGTCGGGTTCCATTGGTGTTATCCGTGGTTATTTCGAGGGCCTGCTCGGTTTCTACAAAGGCATGTTTAACGGCGTTGCAACATTGTGGAACAACACATTTGGCAAACTGTCGTTCAAGGTCCCTAATTGGGTGCCTGGCATTGGTGGTAAAGGTTTTGACGTGCCAAACATTCCCATGCTTGCCCAGGGAGGCATCGTGACGGGCCCAACCCTGGCCCTCATTGGAGAAAAAGGCCCAGAGGCCGTGGTCCCACTCAACAAAATGGGCCAAATGGGTGGCGGCGGAAATGTCACCATTCACGTTAACGGCGGCGACCCTAACGCAGTGGTTGACGCCTTACGCCGCTACTACCGCCAAAACGGACCGTTACCCGTTGGGGTTAGTTACTAATGGCGTTTAACTCGACATTTTCCGCACAAGTGGAGCACATTGGTGGCATTACCACATTGCTTGACGATGTGCAGTCCGTGCTAATTAGCCAGGGCCGCCAAAATTTAAGCGATCAATACCGCAGTGCGGTTATGACAATTGAGGGCCGTAACCCGTCAAACCTGCCCAACATTAAGGTGGGCGAATTTTTGCAAGTAACAGTGCAGGCGTTTGAAAGTTCAGTACCCGTAACACTGCCTACTTATGAAACAGTGCACATTGGCCGTGTTGCAAACATTGAAATTGAATACGGCACCATTCCCGCATTAGACACCTGGCGCATAACCACCGAGGACGCAATGGCTATTTTGGGCCGTGCCGTGGTTGATGTCACCGTCACGGCGGGCACCGTCACAAGTAACGCCGCAACGCAAATAACAAATGCAGCAGGCGTAACCATGACAGTGGCGGGCGGTTCTGTCTTGTCGCCGTCAACAGTTAAGGCCACAACATTTACAAACGCTAATGCGTTAGACGCATTTCAAACATACGCCAACACTGAAATGGCGTTTGTGGTGCAGCAGGGTGACGAGTTGCTATGGGTGCCACGCCAGGGGTGGACCTACACAGGCTCCGCCATCACGTTTAGCGATGAAACACCGCTAGACCCTGCCTATTTGCGTTTTCAAACATTGAATGTGTCCAATGTGGCCGATGCCGTTGCACAAGAAGTGGTTATCAACATTCGTGACGGTGACACCGTTACGACAGGCACGGGCGCAACCTATTTGGATTTGCAAACGTATGACTCGTCTAGTGCCCAGGCATTGAACCTGGCGCAATACGTCAAAGCATTATTTACAAATGATGAACCCGTGCCGTTTTCGTTGTCTTACATGTTGACGGGCCAAGACCCTGAGTTAGTGCTTATTGCGGTTTCTACTGAACTACGGCAAATAACGTTGCGGTTCCGTGGTGACGTGCAGCAGGCCATTGTTTTGGGTTTCAGTTTGTCTATTACGCCTGAGGTAGCACGGGCCACACTTAATTTGTTGGCCATCGATCAAATACCGTTGTTTCAATTGGACACGGCAAGCAATGGCGTACTAGATCAAAATGTTTTAGGGTATTAGGAGAATTTATGAGTTACCCAAGTTTCAACGTTGGCGAAGTCCTCACGGCAAATGACATGAATAATGTCGCCATGTGGAAAATAACTAGCGTGCCCGTTTCAGGAACCGTTTTTAGTGTCAATAATTGTTTTTCGTCAAATTTCACAAATTACCGAGTTTTAATTCAAGGTCTAACAGGAGCCTCGTTTGGCATAACAATGCGCATGCGGGTTAGTGGGGTTGACAATACGGCGGCACAGTATTTTAGCGGGAATCAATTCATTACCTGGGGCGGCGGCACCTCGGGAGTTTATGGAGACAATGGCAATACCAATTGGGCATTTTCCTACACAACGGCGGTGCCAAACGATTGGACCTGGGAATTTTTTCAACCAAATGTAGCCGCACCTACGGGCATGTCATTTTTGGGACATGCACCCGACACGGGGCGGTACGGCGGCGGTTACCACAACGTCAACACTGCCTATGACGGTTTTACCCTTACAAACACGGGTGGCCCTTTTACAGGTGGCAGAATCACCGTTTATGGTTACAGGATTTAACATGCAAAAACCAACAATTACCATTTTTGACGCAGTAACCAACTTGTCTATTGAACGTGAGTTAACGGATGCCGAGTATGGGGACTATTTGGAAATGCAAAAAAATGCAGTGCAACCGTTAGGTGGAAACAATGACACTGAACAACCCGCCTAAGGCATTTATTCTTTTAGTGGCGTTGTGTTGCGTCACGTTGTTGTTGGCCCTGGGGCGTGTCACCACTGAGGCGGGCCTGCCCATTATTAGTGCAATTGTTTTTTACGGCATAGGTAACGGGGTTGCAGCGAAAACAGGCAAACCCTCGGAGCCGATCATTGGACCAAAACAAAATGGCGACCACTAAGAAACCAAACCCCTATGTGGGTTGGGATGGTGACAGTGACGGCAAACGCCCTGGCACCGAGTGGTTAATGCACGCATGCCAACGCAGGTGGAATGCCCAGAATTGGGGCACCTGGGTGGTGCGCCCAATTAAAGGCCGCAAAACACCTAGCGTGCATGGCACGGGCCGTGCACTTGATGTGATGATCCCCGACAAGGACCACAAGGCCGAGGCCATAGCATTTTTTACCCGCCCTGATGTGGTAAAGGCGTTAGGGGTGCAGGCCGTGCACGTGTACCGTTGCCGTGAGTCCAAATGGGGCAAGGCGTGGCGCATTGGCCGTGGTTGGAAATTGTGGACCGCCACCGACAATGGCGGCACCCCAGGCGCAGCTCACATACACATTGAAATTGACAATTCTTTAGCCGATGACGCCAAAGGCATGGCAACGGCGTGGCGAGGCCTGAAACGGCGTTAAACCAAGGTTTGGCGGGCTGTCACGTGGACAATGACGGCACCGCCTGGCGGCCCTGGGGTTTGTTTCCCTTGCCCCAGGGTTGCCACCCCCCTTTTCAAATGTTTGCAATTGCCACACCCATGTGTAAGAATGTTTGCAGACGGGGTCCACGCCCCAGGAAAGGGAAACATGAACACAGACCACATCAAAATAACCACAGTGCGCATTGGTAATGGCACCAAAGTGCACTACGCCAAAGAGGGCTCATCGGTAACGTTTTGCAACCTTTACCGTGGAATTCGCAAGGCATACAGTGACCACGCAACGTGTGAACGCTGCATCGATGGTGTTACCGCCCGTGAATTTTCCGACAAGGTAGGGCAGTAACCATGAGCAAAATGAAAAACACCGTTTTAAAGGAATGCCACAAACACGGCAAAACAATGCACGTGGTTGATGAATGGGTAGCCATGACCGATCAAGACGGCGCACCAACAATGTGGGACAGTGACACATACTGCATTGAATGCCAAACATTTGAGCGTGTGCGTGACGTGCAAAACATTGCGGCAGGTATGTGGTACCGATGCAGCCACAACGGTTATGAATTCATGGCGTTTGTTACACAAGTTGACGCAGACAAAAACCGCATAGAAATGCAAATAGACGATTGGCGCAACTGCAACACAACCGAGTGGTTTCACATGGGCCAGGTTGAAAATTGGTACATGGAGTACGTTGCGTAATGCGGCACTTCGCACGTTTCACCACTGCCGCCACAATTGTTGGCGCATTGGTGTTTGCAGCCCCCGCCGAGGCTAGGTCCGCATTTGCGGGCCTGGCCGTTGGCGATGCACGGTTCTACATACGTTTGGCGCAATGCGAAACAGGATCAAATTTTAAACATGAAACACGCAGTTACACAAGCGGGTTTGGAATTGCCAAAGGTGTGTGGATGCGTTATTCGCATAGCAGCACGGGCAAGCGTTACACGCCACGCCAGCAGGCCATTGTTGTGGACCGCATAGCGTTTTTGGGGTTTCACGATGGCCGCCGTTTTTGGCACCCTGTCGGCCCCTGGGGTTGGGGTGCGATTAAAACACAAAACTGCATGCAGTTGCAGTCTTTTATTTGCAAGTCTAAGCGTGCAGAGGTTGCACGTTGGAAACGCCACTGCTAGTGGCATAACCGAAAGGGAAAAATGGAAAACATAGACGACACCCACAAAACTGTTGCGGTGCGCATTTCAATGCAGGATTACACATTGTTGTGCGCCGCCGTTGACGAATTGCGGAAAGAACACGGCGACAAGTACCGCATGAGTGACATGTTGCGAACCGTTATTAAATGTTGGTTGGGCACAAATGACTAACCAGGAAATTGCACAAGTTCTCCACAACTTGAGTGTGGATTTGGAATTGTCGGGCCGCATTAAAGAACACAAGGCGTGTGCGCTTGCGGCGGGCCTGCTATTGCAGTTAACGCCAAAAGATTGGGACCTGGTTAATCCGTGGGAGTCCGAGCACCACAAAGCGTTTATGCGTGTTGTGGATGACATACAAGGAAAATTGCAGTGAAACACAACATTGTTGACTATTTGCGCATAATTGCGCCGTATGCACGTGCCCACGATCCATCAACGCAAAACGGTTTAACGTGGCCATTGACAAGTGGCCTAATGGAAGCCGCAGCAGAAATAGAACGCCTACGGGCCTATATAGTCAAATTTCCGTGTACGTGCATGTTTAACAAACCAATGTGCACTCGATGTGAAGTGATGGGCGACTAATGGCGTTTGACCTTGACTCCTACGAACCCGTGGCGGCACGATTTGCCCGTTTCATTGAATGGGCCAAAACCACGGAACACTTTTATGCCGTCATTTCCGAGCTACTATCCGCACCCGGCGCAGATGTGTGCGTATTCAAAACCACCATTTTGTGTGACGGCGTGCCCGTAGCCACGGGACACGCAGAAGAGGTGCGTGGTGCAGGCAACGTGAACCGCACCAGCCACATGGAGAATTGCGAAACCAGCAGCCTGGGGCGATGCCTAGCAAACTTTCCAATGGCCAATTTTGCGGGCAGCGATGTGAACAAACGCCCCAGCCGTGAGGAAATGGCAAAGGTGCAACGCATGACGGCAAACACACCACCAGCAACCAGCAACGGCCCACGGTTAGTGCAAGGTGTTGACCCTCGACTACCTGCCGTAACAGTGACCCAACCCGCCGATGCTGCAAGTGACAAACAAATAAATTTTGCAAAGTCACTACTGAAAAAAGGCGAATACCCAACACCAACGGGTTTGGAGTCAATGTCCAAACGTGACGTTACGGCGTTAATTGACCAACTCAAAGCGGGCACCTATGTGCCACCAAACGACACCGCCGAGGAACCGTTCTAATGCACATACCGTTTCACAACAACTGCCGTGAGGGTTGGGGTTGCCACCCGTCATGCCCCGTGTTGGCCCTGGCCCGCAAAGCACGTGACCTTGCAGAACAATTGGCACAAATTGAAGCGGAAGCAGCAAAAAAACAAAAGGCCAAACGCAATGATTGAATTCTTTCATTTCCTGGGCTACACAATTTTGTGCGTCATGTTTGGCGTTTGGTACGGGCACTACCATGCCAAAAGATGACGTGTCCGAGAGGCTATTCATGGATCAGGTGGTCCAAATAGCCAAAATGAATGGGTGGCTAATTCACCACGCCACACCCCACAAAGTTGGCAACACCTGGCGCAGTGACGGCAACGGCACCCCAGACCTAATCCTCTGCCACCCCAAACGTGGTGTTATTTTCGCAGAGTTGAAAACAGAACGGGGCAAAATGTCACCAAACCAAAAACTATGGGCATTAGCAGTTTTGCCGTGGGCCGAGTGGTATTTGTGGCGACCTAGCCAACTAGAACTAATAGCGCAACGCCTGGGACAAACACCAAATGTTTAAACCATTTGACGCAGCGCAATACGAGGCCGATGACAACGCAAAACACCAAATTATTGCGTTGTTCCGTGACTACTACGAAACACCAATGTGGGTGAACGGCGACAAATACGGCATTGATCTAGTAGGCAAATACCAGGGCCAACCGTTTGGTGTCGAGGTAGAAGTAAAACACAATTGGATTGATGCGCACCATTTCCCGTTTGACACGGTGCACATTGCAGCTCGTAAAACAAAATTTCTAGACGCATTTCCTTTTGTCTATTTCGCCGTTTTGAACCATGCACGCACCCACGTGTTGATCGTGGACAGTGACCAAATGGAACACTGCAAACTTGTGCGCAAACAAACAATGCACACACCAACCGAGTGGTTTATGGAAATACCCATAGACCGTTTCAGGCAGTTTGGTTTGTAATGCAGGATTCATTGTTTCCTATGCCCCAAACAGGCTCCACAAGTGATGACTATTGGACCCCAAAGTGGTTGTTTGACCTGTTAGGCCTTGAATTTGACCTAGACGTAGCCTGCCCGCCAGCAGGCCCGCCCAACACACCCGCAACGCATTGGTTCACCCAGGAAACAAACGGCCTGGCGCAACCGTGGCACGGGCGTGTGTGGATGAACCCGCCATTTAGCAAAATTAACGATTGGGCTTACCGTTTCATGGAACACAAAAACGGCATTTGTTTAGTGCCTATGGGCAAAACAAAATGGTTTGCACGGCTATGGGATGACGCCGAGGCAGTCATGCCGCTGCCACCAAACATGAAGTTTGACCAGGGCGGCATTTTCATTGCCACAATGCTTGCCGCATACACGCCAGAATGCGTGGCGGCGTTGCACCGCACGGGCCTGGGCAAAGTGCGTTAACACACCTGTTTGCTAGACCCCTCGACAATTGAACACACGCATGGCGGTACCACGGTTGCAGGTGGCGGCGCATTTCACACACGGAAACGTGGGTAGATGTTCCATGCCCGATGACGGCACAAGGGAACAGGCAGCGTTTCAAAACGTCACAAATTGCGTTGGTGAACGGCCCTACATGGATTCAAACGGCAGCCAGGGCGACACGCCCAAAATGCGGGAGGGACACCAACCACCGATCTGTTAACTACCATGACACCAACCGCAGCCGCAGGCAAGGGCGGTAGCAACAAACACAAGGGAACACACACGTGAGCGAATACGACAGCGCAGAATACAAACGGGCCAGGCGTGAACTACTAGCAGGCAACCCCATTTGCCATTGGTGCAAACGCAGACCCGCAACAGAAGCAGACCACCTTTACGAAGTTGACAGTGGCGGCACACACACCGATGGCATGGTGCCCGCCTGCAAACCCTGCAACGCATCACGAGGGGCCACACACTTAAACCGCAAACGTGCCATACAACAACAAATAAGAAACGGCGCAACAAACGGGCAAAAAACCCAAAACAGCCCAAATTTTTTGGTTTCCAACAAACAAACCACCCCGACCCCTTTCCCTGATATCTCCAACAACGGTCATGACTCGGTTCAAAACGGGTTGTTTCCGCCGTTAGGTGTTGGCGTTGCGTCTAATTCGCCCAGGTTGGTTACGCCCGTAGGTGGGTACGAGTCTTTTGGGGGGGCCATAGCCCGTTGGTCCGAGCTGCACCTGGGCCGTGCGTTGTTTCCGTGGCAGTTGTTTGCGTTGGAGGGTGCGTTTCAACATGACGACAACGGATCGTTTGTGCATTCCACGGCTATTTGTTCCACGGCTCGACAGAACGGCAAAACCACGATGTTAAGTGCCATTGTTGGTTGGTGCCTGTCGGAGTTGCCACGCATTTGGGGCAGGCCCGTGCGCATTTTGTCCACCGCACATGAATTGGCGTTAGCCACCGAGGTGTTTGAAGAATTGCGGGAAACGTTTGAACTATGGGAGGAACAGGAACTAGCAAAAGTGACGTGGGCCTATGGCCGTAACAAGGTGGTGATGGCCGATGGGTCCACCTATGTGGTTAAGGCCGCCACGGGTAAGAAACACGGCGGCACGTTTGATGTTCTTATTTGCGATGAATTGTGGGCAATTACGGAGGCGGCGTATTTCGGTGCGTTGAAACCGTCACAAATTGCGGTGCCGTCACCGCTTGCGTTTTTGACTTCCACGGCAGGCGATGAAAGTTCCAAAGTGTTTTTGCGTTTGCGTGAGGCGGCGTTGGCGGTTATTGACAAGGGCGAACAAACCACCACGTTTATGTGCGAGTGGTCCATGCCGCCAGGGGTGGACCCGTTAGACGAGGGGTACCACGGCTATGCCAACCCTAGTTTGGGGCGCACCATTACGGTGCGGGGTTTGCAGGATGCAGCCCTGGCACCTGATCGTTCTAGTTTTTTGCGGGCGCATTGCAATTTGTGGGTGGCGGCGGCAGGCGCATGGATTAACCCAGGGGTTTGGGCGGCGTCACAAACTGAACCCGTGCAAATAAATGGTGGTGTGTTGGCCGTAGATTGTTCCGTTGACGAGTCGAGGTATGTGGGTGTTAAAGCAGTGAACGACAACGGGCGCATTGTTTGCAGTGTTGCGTTTGTTGCGGAAAGTTCACGCAACATGTGGGAACACATTAATGCGGAAATGGAAAAAGACAAAACATTACGCCTGGCGATCACCCCAGGGTTAGACCTGCACACACCCGACAAGTGGCAGAAACGCCGCACCGTTTGGGGCTATGCAGAATTGTTGCGGTTCACACAAATTGTGCGTTCCCTAATAACGGAGGGCGTTGTTTTGCATACGGGTGAGCAAATGCTTGCGGAACATGTCAACCGTGCCGTGTTGGTGCGGGCGCAGGGCGGTGTTGTCATTTCATCGCAACGCAGCCCAGGCCCCATTGAGTGCGCACGTTGCCTGGTTATTGCCGCCGCAATGGTTAGCCGCCCAGGTTCCGCAGGGCGGGCATCTATGGGTTCTGCAAGGTAGTTGCATTTGCAACAAACTTGTGTAATGCTTGCATCGCAATGGGTTTGTTCACACGCAAAATTCAAACCGCCCAAATTGGGCACGCCCCTATTGGTGCCGCCGCAGGCGCATCACAGTTGGGCGAGTTTTATGCGTACAGCATTGGCAACACGGAACTGTTGGCGTTGCAGGTGGCCACGGTTTCACGTGCCCGTGACTTGATCGCCGCAATGGTTGGCAGCCTTGAATTGAAGCA